TCAAACTCTTTAATCTTCAACCGATTCAAAAACGTTTTCCATTTGAAAGTCTTTACCTCGATCGGTGTATAGCTAACGGTGGTTTTAAATCGGCTCATTTCTGAACTGTGAAAGGTGCTTACTAACGCAACATCGCGGGAATTAATTAGTGGGCCTGACTCTTGGAGCATAGCTTTACCGTTGTGAGAAGATATAGCGTATTCATACAGGTAAAAACCTTTGTGACCCTTGTATAACTGCTTGCATCTTTCCATAGCTTTCGGGCTAGGGTCTACAAGTACTCCGGTCCATTTTCTTTCAGCTAAGGCCCTGGTATTTGAGAACGTGAGGCAATCGTTACAACCTAAGTCTAGGAACGTTCCCACATAGTCGCCGAAGTAATTTAAAATGTATTGTTCTTCAAGGTTCTGGCTGTACATCTTCTTTAATTGTTATGTTCCCTTTAAAATATTCATCCAGTAAGTACCACGCCAATCCTACACGCCTCCATTCGTAAGAAAGTCCATACCTCTTACGTAGATATTTAGGAATTTCTTTAGAAGCATCATGAAAGTCTTTAGCGTTTTCTCTGATAAATGCATTCATAGATCTAAACTCGTGCTCAGCCTCAATATATCTATTAATAACATCGGCTGGGAACTCCAGCAATTTCTTTTCATGATCGTTGTTGTCCATACTTCGTAATTTTATCAGCTTCGCTTGTCTTCGAACTGTGGTTATAGCAATGAATAATTTGGTCTGTGTGCGCTTCGGTTTTGCAGTGGGTTAAAACCTTCTCCATCCAATTCCAGTCTTCCGAGTAATTTGTATCAGGGAATTCGTATAGTTTTGCATACTCGCTTTTAACCGGGCAAATATGCCAGGCGTTTCGTTTAACTATTCGATCTGGGGTCGCCTCTTCGTTTTCGCTTCCTAGCCTCATGTCGATAACTGACCAATAGAAATCGTTTTTAGCAAAGCTTCTGAATGTTATCACATCTGCATCATCTTGACACAATCGTAAAAGAGTTTCAACATAATTCGGGGCTATGTCTTCGTCGTCATCCAGAAAGCATAGGTATTTGCCGTTAGCACGACGAACGAGCGATTCGCGTTTTTTTCCTATCGTTAAACCGCCATTAAGAAAAGAATCTGAATAATCCCAAACTCGTTCTACTTCTCCCAACATTGGATGATTCATGTGTATTTCATATCCCTGATGCCACACTTCTCTTTCTATAGCATGGAATTGATTTCTTCGCTCCGGTATGCTTGGAATCAAAATAGATAATATCGTTACGCCTGTGTTGTTCATTTTTCCCAAAAGGATACGGTTGAATTATTGTTTATAATAAAGTCCATATTTAGCGGCAATTCGAAAACGCCTATGGTTGACATGAAGTAATCGTATACAGCTTGTCGACATCCAGGTAAAGCCCAATCATCAATAATAATCAGACCCCTTTTAATCACCTTCGGATACAAATATTTTAAACACACATAAGTCGAGTTATACAAATCACCGTCAAGCCTTAAAATAGAAATAGGCGGACATTCGAATTCAGGAAGCGTTTCCTCAAACCATCCTTCGATAAAGTATATTTTCTGAATGCTGACCCCTGAGTTTTTAATGTGCTGAACTACGTCTTTTAAAGGAACTGATGTAGCACCACTACTTACCAATGCTTGTTTACCTGGATCTGGTAAGGCTCGTCGCTCCCAATCTGAAAGTGTTTTAATGCCGGGCATCTGGTTGTCTTTGTTGCTAGGAAGGGGTATGCCCTGGAATGAATCTAGCGCGTAGATAGTTTTGTTTGGTGCCCCTGCCGCGAGCGCGATCACCTGGGCGCCTGCCGCAACGCCACACTCCACATACACGCCTTCGCTGTCTGCGTATTTCCGCGCCATCTTATAAGAGAACTCGAGCACTTCTTTAGAGCTGTATGCAATCTTACCGGCGTACTCTAGTGCTTGCGTAGCTTGGTTTGTGGCTGTTAAAATCATACCAATATAAATCTGAGTCTATGTGAATTTCTGTTTTTAGTAATCGCCTGTCGTGAATTGTCTTTGCCCAAGCATAATCTTCCTGCATGTATTGATCAGGGAATTTTACATGTTGAACTCTATCCCTTTTAAACGCGCATAAATGGTTAGGAAACCGGTAGTAATGTCCGTTAATCTCTTCATATCTTGAGTTAAGCTTAATCGTAAATCCTCGTCTATCTCTGCCGTTGGTAGTCATGTATCCGTTAAAAGTTACTACGTCAGGAGTAGATTCAATTGCGTTCATTATCTTGTCTACATAATCACCCGAAACCATGTCGTCGTCGTCGCAAAAGCTAAAGTAATCCGACATGCTTTGTTCTATCAACTCGTTTCGCTTGCGTCCTGTGCTCATGCTGCGCCCAGCGTCATGACATTTATAATTCACCAACCCGTTGTACTTCTCCTTCTGTCTGTCCAGCTCATGGGTTAATCGTCGCAAGATTTGAACGCGTTCAGGGAGAGTACAGATAAGGATGGCGAATTTCATCTTACACCTTTGTTTCGTAGCCAGTTCTTCATTCCCTGATCCTGAATTCTACTTCGTTCTTCCGGTGTGAATTGCTTCATTAACCGGATGAATGTTTCTTCGCCTTGCTTCCAAGTTGCATCGTTACGTTTGTTTAGATCGTCAGGCTTCTCTCCATTCACGCTATAATGATTGTGTTTGAAGAGAAGGTTGGAGCTTATTTTTTTTCCTTTAATGTCAGCTACGCAAGTCAGATATGTGTCACAAAATAAATGCTGGAAGTCTGGATGGTAGATGTATCCAAACATCTCATAATATTCCCGATTCATAACAGGCATTGTTATAATGTATGGCTGTATACCGTCGTATGTTTTAAGAATCCAAGGACTAAGGAATGGCTGATTTCTACTTATCAATTCTATCTCATAATGCCAATTTGTACAAGGTTCTGTATCGTCACTTACAACAATTAACACCCCTGACGCATACCTCGCAGCGTTATTAATTGCATCAACCGCAGATCTGTTTTTGCCGACAACTATATATGCGTTTTGACTTGGTTGTTTGTTAGTGTCCGACCATAATGTAAACCAGTCCGGCATGGTATTTAAATACTCCTGTAAGCATGGGTCGTCATAATCTAAACTTAAAATATATCGCTCACGCGGGGTATGGTCACTCCATTTATAAAAGGTTTCTAAAGCTCTTTTTGGCCTGCCGCGCGATGGATGTATAATTGAAATCATAGATAACTTATTCTATATCCCTTCAACTGGAAGTACAAACAGGGGCACCGCTCCAAAATGAATGGCGCGAGAGGATAATCATTCAAGCCAAGCTTAGTTTTTACGCTTCTTAAATCAGAATGCCGGTTTAATTTACCATAGCCTGAGGGTTGCAGCATTAAATTGTACAGTTCCTCGTCTTTTTCGGTCAATTCCATCGCGGGACACAAAAAATTCTCAACGTAATCGCGGTAAATCTCAGTTTTAGCGATAAAATGGTTCTGGTAGATCGGATTTTTAGCTTCTCCGGGCATTTTTAAGCCGAGTTTTTGCCATAGAAGCGAAATTGTCTTTATAAATCCGCTATGCCATGCGTTTGCCATCGCTAACATCTGATGGCGGGAGCTATTTTTGGTTAATGAGAGTACTTGGAAGTCAGAATTAATTACTTGAGCTGTAAGTGCACCTCTTAAACCTACTCGCCCTCTCATTTTCTCGGCAAGCTTCCATGATGTGACGCCAATTTTTTCGCTTTCACACTTTGAAACCAGATCTTTAATAACTGCATTCTCGAAGAAAATCGTAAGTGAGGGATTGTAATGGGGAATAGCAAAAGGGAATATCTTCGGTAACTGTTTCTCATCGTAATATATCTGGTAGAGGCTTGTCACGAGTTCATCCAGTTGCGTAACGTGTTATAGCAGCTCCCGCAACTCGCAGATAGTTTCCGTCGCGTCTCCTGGAAATAAACTTTAAACGCCTCACTCCATACCGGATCGCGACTACCTGTCTTATCGAACAGGCCGCGTTTTTTTAAGTCGTCCCTTATTTCTATTCGGGTCATTTAAATAATCGTGTACGCGAGTATACAATTATTTATGTTCATTTTAAAAAATTGCTTAAAAAGAAATTTATTGTTTACATTAGGTGAATGAAACTGTAAAGTATATGTATAATCCTTTCGAAGAAATAATTACAAAACTTGATGAAATTATATTGACTAATAATAAGATTTTGCTACTTTTAAATAGTCCTACGGAACATAAAAAAATTCCGTTTTCTATTTTTTGTAAGGAGAATCATATAACCCGACAGACCGGTTATGCCTGGCGTGACCGAGGGTTAATTAAGGTTGAAAAAATAGGAGGTAGGAATTATGTTTTAACGGATTCAATTCAAGTGGATAAAAAATGGCAAAGGAAACCATTGGAGTAACAGCGGAGACGAAAAAAGTATGCAAGAAATGTGGGGTCGCTAAAGAATATGAACATTTTATTCCCAAATGGAACTCCCCTCATGTATACTATGATAGCTGTAAAACGTGCATTGTTCATAGAAAACAATACCAGAATATAAGCCGCGAGTGTAAGTTATGTGGCGTTCAGTTTTACACCGTTAGGCAGTATCAAAGATATTGTGGTGATTGTGGAGTGTCCAGAGCTGAGCGTATAACTGATGATTATGTCAGACAATTATTAGCTGGGGGATCAAGCGTCAGAGGACTAAAGATTACCGCCGAAATGATCGAACAAAAAAGAATGTCAATAAAAATAAAACGATTTATCAATGAACAATCAAGAAAAACTAACACACAAGGAGATAATGGACGCCCTAACAATGGAATTTCGTGAATTAATAAGTACTGAGGTGATGGATAGGAAAATGCCATCGATAATTAATCGCGCCAAAGCTACAGCAATGATAGTTACTGCAATGCATCGAGAGCAAATTCTTGAAGAGAAGAAGTTAAGAGGTCAAAAGATTCTTGAGGCTTCCGAAAAAGAAGTAATGAAGGATTTAAAAAGGATAAAGTAAAGAAATGAATTGCAAGATATTTTATAACGAAAATCTAGATAAGCTTCAATCGGAGATAAATGAATGGTTTGATGATAATCAAGAGGCAGAGTTAGTGACGACGAAATATTTGGCGACTGACGAAATTGGGCCTCATACATACCTATACTCAGTATTAATAATTTATAAGTGAATGAGTACTTATGCTTTGTATCTACGAACCGTTAGCGCTGCTAGTTCTGAGACAGGATGCCCGGTAAGGATTCTAAACAGGCTAATAAAGCAAGGAAAATTAAAAGAGTATAAAATCGGTAAATCCACTTACATCTCCCTTTTAGAATTCGAGCAATTAGCCAAGGTTGTCACAACAAAAAAGCCCCCCGATAAAGGAGAGCTTTCGTAATAATACTAAACATCATGACTAAAACTGCAAAGCCTGAACGTATGCTAAGGTTGTTTGGAAATCCGTCCGTAGCAAAAGTCTGTAGGGCAAAGTCTCTTCACCTGTCAATGTAATTGAGGTTGCTGTATCTTCTCCCTGTGCTCTACCTGTAGGACTTACTGGCCCTTCTGTTGCACTCAAACCATTTTGTTGACCGTATATCCTAAACTCGTTGTTGTTGGTTAGAACAATGGCGCCGACTGTCGCAGTCGTTAAATCGGCAAGTGTTGCAATCTCAGTAGGGGAGTCCACGAACAATCTCAAGATTACAGATTGTAAGAACGTCACCGCTCCTGAATCTGTATTTACTGATATTGTCGAAGTCGCCGAGTGTGAGTGCTTTCCAGCGTCGAACAAATACAATCCATCGTAGCCGGTGAACTCAAGCCCCTGTACATATCCGGTCCCATCTGGATCGATAGGGGAGTTAAGAAGATCAAGATTAAAGAGCCATACTTTTTTAACCCCTGATATTCTCTTTTTGGATAGACAGTTGTAGTCAATCCCGGAACCTATTCCGCATAGTACTGCCATATCGTTAAGGGGTTAGTATGCCCATGCAATTAGATTACACTGTACGAAGTTGTAGCCAGCGCGGAAACGTCCTTTAATCAAAGTCTCATTTGTGCGGCAATCAAAACACATCGTCAGATTATCCAAGTCAGAAGTTCTTTCAACGCCCATGTAGTGGTTCTGCTTTGCGGTGTAAATTGCGAAGTGTCTCAGCTCATCATAGAAAGGATTGCTATCAGCATTAGTAGCTGCTCCCAAAGTATCGTCAGCAAACCACAGCGGGAATAATTTTATGCCGCGATAGTATAAGTCGGTAGTTCCGTCCTGGCCGAGTCTCCAGCTCCCCTCTACGCAGCAGTTATTTATTAAACTGTCATAGTAGTTTTCCCACATCGAACCAGTTACCCAGAAAGCTTTTTGGCCCATAGGCAAAGATTTCAACCGAATGTCTGCATCGCCCCACAGCGACCGTAAAGTATCCCTTGCCACATCAGCACCCAAAGTGCTGGCTGAATCTTTAGGAAGGGAATTAACAACTGGCTTAACACAATACGCTGTTTCAGAATCACGAAACTTAGTGATTACTCCATCAATGATAGAATAGATGTTTGTTGAACCGGCCCCAAGTGAGTTGTCACCGAAGAACATCACCTTCCAAAGGTCATAGTTCATGGCTACTAGCTCGCGTTCAAAAATGAGCGATTGAAGGTTAGGTTGTAGCTCGTAGAAGTCTACACCTAGTCCGGTGTATTTCTCAACAATGGCGTTACAAACTACCGCGAACTCTTCAGAACAATACGCGTGATTCAGTACAAACTGGCCGGTGATAAGTTGCTTATCAGTGATCGATCCGGCTTGCGTGTAGACAGGGTTACAGTCGCCGCTTGATTTAGACAGCGCAGAGGTTAACGGTTGAATATAATGCAGCCAGTCACCACAGCGCACGCCCTGAATGATTGTGAACAGATCCGAGAACGCTGGCGTTTCAATATCAATAGGCTTGATAAGATCCAGATCTAACCGGCCCGGATATGTATACGTCAAGTTTGGTGTATACATGGATGCCACAGGCTTTATGTTAGCGAGTGGATTCTTAGGTTTATTAGGAAGCAATTGCGTCCGAGGTTCTCTTATAGCGTTCATCGTCTGTTTTCTGTTACTTGTTGGAAAAATTTTTGCATTGGATCAACAATGACTGGCTGATTAGCCGCCGGTGCGTTGATTCCCTTAGCTGGAAGTGCGCTATCGCCGACCGTAGTTTCTTTGAACTTCTGCAGCTCATCTGTGAGCGCTTTCACTTTCACATTAAGCGTTTCTTCAAGAGTTTTCGCTTTAGCTTGCAGTTTTGTATTATTTTCTTCAAGCTTAGCCGTAGCGTCGTTACGAGCTTGCAGCGCACTTTCAAGCTCAGCTACCCGTGCTTTTAATTGGTCGTTTTCTTCTTTTAATTTCATGTCGTTTTCGGGTTCATCTGTTTTTGGAGGTTCTGCCGATGCTGTTGCCGGTTCTTGCGGTGAGGATGTTGCATTGCCATTTTCATCTATTGTAAAGGTTGCTCCGCCCTCAAGGGTGTAATTACCTGGCGGTAGCGGTGCTCCGTCTGCGGTAGTTACTGGCTGACCGGCCCAATCTTCATCCGGAGTCTGTATCTGCGTACCGTCATCTAGTGTCATCGTTGCGGCGACTGGTGTCCACAAGCTTTTGACTTTGTTCATGAAGTCCTCAGCAAAAGCGAGAATTGTATTCTTATCTTTCATCTTTTTATATTTTTGATAATCAGCTTTAGCGACAGCTTTTAGAACTTCCTCTACTTCATCCACAAAACCCATTTGCTTTGCCTCATCCGGTCCTAACCATGTTTCTTTATCGTACATGGCCGCGAGCTGATCGGGCTTCAATCCTGTTCTAGCCGTCCACTCCTTTAAAAAAAGAGCGCGTATTTGATCTAGTAAATCGGCAGCGTTGCGTAAGTCTTTTGATTGACCCGAAATCTTGTCGAAGCTCGGGTTGTGTATCATGAAGCTTCCTTTGGAGTTCATGAACAATTTTCCTGGTGAAGCGACTGAAGCGATAGAGGCGGCAATCGATGCGCAGACTCCTTCAATCCTTACCTCAATTTCTTTTCCTGTATTCTTTAAAGCGTTGAAAATTGCAAAGCCTTCAAATACATCACCACCTCGTGAGTGGATGTGAACGACATAATTTTCTGCGGAAGGAGTTATTTTTTTAAGAACAGTTTCTAGCGTTACCTGTTGCCCCACCTCGCCGTAGATATATATGTGTCCTGTCACATAGGCGAATGTCTATTAATGGAAAAAAGATTCCCTCAACTAAATCGTTGAATTATTCTGTAGACTAGCGTCTCACTTATTTTTAAATCGTCCGATGTGGCGTGGACTGCATCTGATTTTTTAAGGCCAGATCCCAATTTTGAGATATAGTAAGACATTATTTCTGAGTGACGGACAACAGAACACGGGATAACGCCATCCCTTACTAGGGCTTTAATCTTGGCTTCATCTATACCGTATTTTGTAGATAAGATCATCGTGAAGAAATAGTTTCTTTAACTTTTACTCGCCTTTGAACTTTGGTAACCTCCTTAATTGAAATCTCAGAAGGAGGAAGGTTCTTAATGATGTTCGCTAATTGAAACTGCTGGTCTATTGGTTGTGTAATGCTATTGGCGACTAGTCCGCCGTCGGCATAACCTCGATACGTTGGCCTCATTGCATTTGCGATATGAGGACCACCAACTTTAGCAACGTCGGCTTGGCTCCAAACTACCTCTCCGGCATGGACGATTCCGGCAGGCTCGTGTTTTGAACCTGGACCAGTGTAGCCGCCTTCTGCGAACTGTACCCCGTTAATCTGTGCTACCGCGGCAAGACCATTCGCAACAGCGGTAGCAGCGGCAATAATACCGAACACCGGGTTAATCTTTGATCCCGAAGCTAGTGCAGCCGTTGCCGCTAAGTATGTATTAATAATAGCTTGAGCTGATGCAAGTGCCTGATGCGTAGCGCTGTCCTGCTCAAACAAATTAGATGCAGCCCCAAACGCGTTAGAAATTATTTGTAATTTTGCGGTCTCAACCTCCTGAGTATATTCTAAATTCTTTTTTTGGCGCGCGCGTTCATCTGCATCAGCTTTATCTCTACGTTGTTTTAATTCCCTGTTTAGCCGTGCTTCAAATTCAGGAAGAAGATCAATACGCCTTTGGAAAGCGCCTATTAGAGGGTCTTCGGTTGTTGTATCCAGTTGATTTGCAGCCCGACGTGTAGCTCTTTCTAAATCATTTATTTGAGTTAGGATATTTTTTCGTGCATTGAAATTTTCTGTCAGCTTGCCGTTAATTTCTTCTTCGATGTCCCGGACTTCCGCTCTCTTTTGCTCGATTTGTAAAATTATTTTGTCTTGATTTTGCCAGTTAACATTTGCTTTTTTAATAGCTTCGATCTCTTTGTTTAATACATTGAGTCGTACGGTTTGATTGGCTAGTAAATTTTGCTCAACCCCTACGGCAGCCTGAAGCCTGATTTCTAAAATCTCTTCTTCGTTGTCCCTTATCCGCCTAGAGTCTTCAGCAGCCTTTTCAAATAATTTTGCGAACCCTTGTGCTCTCGCACCTTCTAT